GAAGCAGGAAATGAAAAATCACGGCGGAAACCGTCAAGGTGCAGGCAGAAAACAAGACTGGCCAGAAAAGAAGATCACAACAGGGCTCGCTTTATCACCAGAAGCAAAGCAATGCCTAGACGATCAAGATGGATCAAACAGTTCTATCGTTGAGCGGTTAATTCGACAGTCTGAAATGTTTAAGAAAAGGTTGAACAAATGAACAAAGAATTAGTAAGTAAGTTACAAGATATGGTGGAGTTAGTGAACGAAAGTTAAATGTTTCGCAAACTGTTATCTTGAAGCGCACCAACCCCATTGGAGTTGGTGATATTTCGCAAACTGCTAGAGCCATCGCTTGCCATGCTTCACTTGTTTTAACGTCGCATCCACTTCCACCCACGACGGATAACTAGGTTTCCCACACGGTCTGTTCGTTGTCACCTATACCGCTTCGCTATCAACTAACCTGGTTACCCACTGCCAGTCAGGACCAACCGTTTATTTCGCTGGTTGGACACGATTGCACTAATATTAGTGTGCTATATCTTCAGTCTTGCGTTCTGACGATCACTCCTCAGTCTTGCGACGGGTACTGTCAGGACATAAAAAAACCCGCTTAAATCTGCCAGACCTAGCGGGTTTTATTGCATTGCTGCAAGTGTTCCGTTTGCTTGGTCTGGCACTTCCAAAGATACCAAAGAACAGAAGAAAGTCTAGTGGTTTTATTTTAAACAGCAAATCTGCAATCATTCTGAATGTTAAGATTGTGTTAAAATGTAAACTACAGTTTACAAAATGAGTGGCTGAATATTAAATAAACTATTCGGATCGGCGTTATCCAAAATGTAAACTACAGTTGACAAAATCTGCCATCAGAAAAAACTTTTGAAAAATGCCAGATTTGCTATTGCAAATGTTTTTGGCGGTCGATAACTTTAGAACATCAAAGCAACGCAGCGACGGAAACTTAACGGAGTCTGAGCTGCAAGGGATTCGGACGGATTCGATTGCTTTTTATAAACTGTCACAAATACAATCCAAAAACCTTAACTTGGTTTGACCGTTTGGCGTGTGACAGTGCCAAGCGGTTTTTTTATGGAGTAACGGGAATGTTAGTCTTAACACGGAAAAAGTCTCAGTCACTGACCATAGGTGACAATATCAAAATTACAATTTCCAAGATTAAGGGTGGGCGGGCCATGATAGCAATTGACGCACCAAAGGAGATCAAAGTGCTCAGGTGCGAGCTAAAGAAAGAGGTGGCGAAATGAATACTTTGTTTAAGGTTGGCGAGACTTACAAAACTCGCGGCGGATGGGATGCTTTGGTTCTCTCTATAGATGGGTTTGATAATGAACCAGTTGTAGCGAAGCACTTTGATAACTGTAAAGTTGTTGAATGTCATCACGAGGACGGTACTTATCTGACAGGTGTTGTATCTGGCTACGACCTAATACCACCAGTCCAAGAGGTGTTCGAAGTTCTTTGGCCTAACGGAGACTTTTACGTTTATTGTGATAAAGAAAAAGAGTCTATCAAAATGGCCAATAACATAGGCGGTAAAGTCATTCGTTATCGTGCAGTTGGAGATGTTGAGTTATGAACTATCTAATTTTTGCAATGGCTGGTTTTCTATTCCTATTGGCTGTTGATATTTACACAAGCCGAAATGTTGTTGAGCGTGATGATTTGACGCCAGATGATTTGATTGATATGGAACTGATTGAGCAGCCGATAGAACGGGGTGAAGCATGATTGAAGATGACTCTTATCTAGAAGACCTTCAACACGACATAGATGAAGAAATGGATGATTTAATATCAGAAAGCGAACGGGAATAAAATGATTAGCAATCAAGTAATTACGGATAACTACGCTCTTTATCATGGCGACAGTGCAGAAGTTTTTGAAAGTCTGCCAGACGAATCTATTCATATGTGGATTTACTCACCACCATTTGCAACAGAAGGAGGAGGAGCACTTTACAACTATAGTTCAAGCGATAGGGATTTAACAAATGCTCGAAGCTACGATGAATTTTTTGAACACTACGGGTACATTGTCGAGCAAACCAGTAGACTTTTACTTCCAGGTAGGATAAGTGCAGTCCATTGCATGGACGTTCCAAAGAAAGGGGCAAACATTGGCGGATATACTGACTTTCCTGGAGATATTATCAGGCTACATCAAAAAATGGGATTCGAGATGTTGCCGAGAATATGTATCTGGAAAGAACCGTTAGCGGTTCGGACTAGAACAATGGCGAAAGCACTTACTCACCGCCAGATAACAGAAGACAGCACGCTTAATAACGTTGCTGGTGGTGATTATTTAATACCGTTTCGAAAGAAGGGTGAAAACCCTATACCAGTTACACATCCTACAGGATTGCATGAGTATGCAGGATCAAGGGAAGTCCCGTCTGAAGTACGTCATTTGAAAGGATACGAGGGCAATCAGATAAAAAACAGATACTCACATTGGATTTGGCGTCAATATGCTTCATGTTTTTGGGACGATATCAGGCTTGAAAGGACGTTGCCGTTTAAAGAAGGTAAGGACGAAAAAGACGAGCGACATATGCACCCGTTACAACTTGATGTTATTGATCGTTGTTGCACGCTTTGGACTAATCCTGGGGAGAATGTTGCAACGCCGTTTATGGGGGTTGGTTCAGAAGTTTATGGAGCTGTTGCTATGGGAAGAAGGGGCATAGGTTGTGAATTAAAAGAGTCGTATTTTAATCAGGCCAAAAAGAATGTACCGACAGCATTGAAAGTTTCTGAAACTCAAGGAGGAATGTTTGGATGAATCCAAAGTACAAAAAATTCCTATCGGATAAGACTAAGAGAAATAAAGAACAAGGTTTCGAGCCTGTTTTCATGCCAGATTGTTTATTTGATTTTCAAAAGATGTTGGTTGAATGGGCGGTAAGGAATGGCCGAGCTGCTTTGTTCGAGGATTGCGGTTTAGGTAAAACGGTTCAGCAATTAACTTTTGCGGAGAACGTCGTAAGACATACCAACAAGCCAGTAATCTTGGTTACCCCATTGGCCGTAGGAGCTCAGACTGTTCTAGAGGCTGAGAAGTTCGGAATATCGGCAGAGCGTAATAGGGATGGAAGGTCGCCAACAGAAAAAAAAATATATGTAACCAACTACGAACAGTTACATAAGTTTAATCCGAGTGATTTTGGAGGAATAGTTTGCGATGAGTCTTCAGCTATCAAAAACTTTAAAGGTGAACGTAAAGAAGTTGTTACCGAGTTTTGCAGAACATTAAAATACAGATTGCTTTGCACTGCAACGGCTGCACCTAATGATTATTGGGAACTAGGTACGAGTTCTGAGGCTCTTGGATACCTTGGTTTTCGTGACATGCTAACAGCATTTTTTAAACAGGAAACCAGCAAGGATTTTAGGGGATGGGGCAGGACTAAATACAGATTTAAAGGACATGCCGAGGAGCCTTTTTGGAGATGGGTTTGCGGTTGGTCTAGATCGTGCAAACGTCCTTCAGATTTAGGGTTTGACGATAAAGGGTTTCAGTTGCCAGATCTTACTCAAACGGAGTATGTCGTTAAGACTGAAAAAACTAGAGATGGAATGTTGTTTGCATTGCCAGCCACTAACCTTAACGAACAAAGGCAGGAAAGGCGTAATAGCATCGTTGAGCGATGTGACAAGGCTGCCGAAATAGCACATAGCAAAGATGATTACTCAGTAATCTGGTGCGAACTAAATGACGAAGGCGACATATTAGAAAAGGTGATAAAAGACTCTATTCAGGTCAAAGGCGGAATGAGCGATGAGCAAAAAGAAGAGTCGCTAATCGCATTCTCTAATGGTGAAGTCAAGCGACTTATAACAAAGCCAAAAATAGGTGCATGGGGTTTAAATTGGCAGCATTGCAACAATGTAATCAGCTTTCCTTCTCATTCATTTGAGAGTCATTATCAAGCCGTTAGAAGGTGTTGGCGGTTTGGGCAAAAACGTCCAGTCAATGTCAGTCTAATTGTAAACGAGGGCGAGATCGGGGTAATTAAGAACCTAGAGCGTAAATCGTTGCAATGCGAGAACATGTTTGAGTCATTGGTAAAACATATGGGGAAAGCTATTCAGATTGAAAGTGAGTTAAAGTTTAAAAAGAAAGAAGTGGTCCCGAAATGGTTAAACGAGACATCACTGAATCACTCACCAACATGCTAATAGGTGCGGTGATTAATTGGGTTGCTGTTCTGGTGTTGTTTGATGTTTCAGCGTCTTTCGCAACAGTCTCTACGGTATTGTTTTTTGGGTTGAGTTTTATCAGGTCATTTTTAATAAGGATTGCATTTAGACGGACTGAATAACTAGCGGTGGTGGTGGAATGGTAGACACGAGCGAGAGCGAGAGCGTCAGATTGAGTTGACGACAATTGCAGGTTCGAATCCTGCCCACCGCTTTCTAGCAACGTAGCTAGAAGTAATGTGATAGGAAACTATTGCGAGCCGAGAATCCTAACCCGATTCAAGCTGTTCAATCAGCATCGGCTTTTTAACTTATCTTCAAATGGATATTAGATATGGAGTGAACGGAAGATGAACTATTTTATTTTTGGAATGGGAGGGTTTCTGTTCCTCCTCGCGATCGACATCGCAACGAGCCGAAACACGGTTGAGCCGCAGCCGGTTGATCTGGATCCGAACGGAATACCGGGTGACTTTCCGAACGATGAAGAATCGCGGGATATGTTCGGCAATCGTGATTTGGGGGAGGCGTGAGATGCAACTGAAGAAAACAAAAGAGCAACCGACAAGCGGCCAGTTCATTGCGATTTGGGAGCACGGCGGACACATCTGGTGCGATAAGCAGATGGTTAAGAGTGGTTGCCTATGCGGCTACGACAACCAAACAGGAAGCTGGTTAAATTTGCCAATCAGTTACAACGATGGATTGGATATCTCCTACTTCGCACCATTGAAGCGAGAGAAGTTCGAGGTTCACGACGCAAACGGCAAATACTTA